ACATTTTTCAAAACTCCGCCCCGAGTAAGGAGAACGCCCGAGTTTGATAAAAAGTTCGGGAAAGCGTCTCGGGTCCGCGTTTCAGGAGCTACCCTATCCCGAACTGTTTCTTATTTTAAGCCAAACCGGCAGGATGAATCTTGTAAACGCTTTTTACCGTCACTACCGTATCGCCTGTTGCGTTGCCCGTATATTCGCCGCCGGTGTTATCGAGGACTACAGCCTTATTGACTATAGTTGTAGCAGCAACAATACCCAGATTTTTGATTTGCGGCGACGTAATACTATCCGCCGATTGAATTACCCAATCGCCAATAACATCGGCTATCGAAGTGCCTCCTGCTGTGTCATAAACAACTTCCAAATCATCGGGAGCTGAAGGCTCGGCAAGAACTTCTGAACCATAATCCAGAATAAATGTAAGGCCCAGAACCTCTATGTAATTATCGGCTCCTGGTGCTGGAATTAATTCTTTCTGTGTTGCAGCCAAAGCTTTCATTTCGGCAGCAGTTATATCGACGGAATTGGTATAAATCATGTCCTCATTGTAGGGCAAAACTTCAATAATGTCACCATCCGTAGTTGCCGCTTCAATCGCCTTGCCGATACATCTTCCATTTACAGTTGCGGTGATCTTGCCGTCTGCAGCAGGATAAACATTAGCTCCGGCCGATATAGCTCCGCTTGCCATCATTTTTGAAGTCCCGGCGTTATCAAGCCTGATCGTTGCATTCGAATCTTCCGAATAATCGACTGCCGCCTGAACAACGCCTATACCCGGGTCGCCTGCATCCGCATAAAGAACCGTAGCGCCGGAAATTTTAACCCGCCGAAACGCTATCAAATCCTCGCCCGCTGTCAACGTTATTGTTGGGCCGTTAATTTGTTGAGACATTTTTTATCTCCTTTATAAAATATTCAACTGTCATTTTTATTTTAACCCTGAAATCGGGATTGAAAAAAACTCGTTATAGACTAAGGGAAGCCTTGTAAGACTTGTAAAGCTCCGGATTTTCCTTAGCCAATTTCTTATAAGCCTGGCCCAGGGGAATCTTTTCTTCCTTGGCCAGTTTTTTGCCAGCTTCAACGAAATTTTTACTTTCTCCTTCACTGGAATCGCCGCTCTCTATCGCGCTGGCACCTTCAGTCTCCTTTTCTTTTAGTTTCTTCAGCAGAACATCGGCATAAGCAGCTTTGGCTTCCACGAGAGAAGCTCCATCCTCGAATTGTTCGATGGCAAATTCCAAATCATCCGGAAAAGCAGCCTTTAGCTCGGAAAGTCTTTGTTTGTTTTCTTTTTTTGCCTTTTCAGCGGCCTCTTTGGCGATTTGATTTAATTGCTCTTCGTTCGGCTGATTTTCGTTTTCTATCTGATCAGACATTTTTTGCTCCTTAAATTTTGTTTTCATTTTTTTTACTTTATCTATCAAGCCCATCCTTTGAGCACTCGGGGCCAGCCATAATCTGCCACTCGCCCAATTTTGAACTCTTGATTTTTCTATGCCCCGGCCCCTGGCAACAGAAGTTATAAAATTATCCGCAATGCCATCAATAATCTCCTGAGTTGCGGCAAGCTGATTATCGGTTATTTCGATTCCCAGCGCGCCCATGCCTTTATGCTCGCCAGAACGCACGATATGATATTTGAGACCTTTATCTTCTGCGTATTTCGAGCTGTCCAAATAAATACTAAATACCCCAATAGAACCAATCTCGCCATTCGGTACACTTTCGATAGTTTGAGCCTGAGATAAAAGCCAATAAGCACCCGATGCACCCAAATCATCGATAACTGCTGTCATTTTCTTAGCCTTGGCCGCCTCGTAAATCAAATCCGCCGTCTCCATACCACCAGAGACAATACCACCCGGCGAATCTACATCGAGAACAATATCATCAATATTTGGATCTTCGACGGCTTCCTTGATTAGATTTTGAATTGTTTGATAACTTGTCCCCTTGATTCCCCAAAAGGCAAATGCCTGCGGAATTTCCTTCATCAAAATACCTTTAATCGGCACGATTGCTGTTTTGCCAATAATATTTAGTTTCGGTTGGCTTTGTTCTATAACAATTCCTTGTGGCAAAAAACTTTCTTGATGAGAAATCGTTTCAATCAATCTATTCAATGCAGAAGCCTCGATAGCCCATATTTCGGATTTCAATTCTGCAATTATGGTATGGATATTGCTTTCGATAGAATCTTCCTTTTTCTTTTCCGCTGGCTCGAAAAGAATATATTTGACATTATTATCTTTAAGCCATTTTTTTGCCTTGTCCACCGTCCAATTTTTAGTTGGGAATCGTATCGATTGTGGCGCTGCCTCTTTATCTGATTGATTCTTTAGCTGACCCCAAATCACATCTGCTGTTGCAGGTACCTTTATTTTGCCATAAATAGTCCCATCAGATTTTCTTGCAAATTTCTGTCCCTTTGACGCCCAATCGGGCTGCTCTTTGAAATCTTCCGGATTACGTAATCGGGCGCTATGTTCATTTGGATAAGGCATGATTAATCTCCTTCAGATTCCTGATTATCAGTACCTTCATCAATCTCAGAGCCATCAGCAGGATTCTTAACAGCCTTGGCATCATTTTTTTTCGCAACTGACAAACCTGCAAACAGTCGCCAATCCACTTCCACTCCCGTATCAGCTTTTATTTTTTGAGCCCTTTCTATCGATTCACGAATCTCTTTTTCTCGCAACTCAACAACTTCTTCCCTGTCCTGACCGCGGCTTTTACAAACCTCCGAATGCGTCATGAATGCCCTATCAACCAGCATTCCCTTGGCTTGTGCTTCTTTAAGCTGGTCAATCCAAGGATAGGTCGGCTTTATAAATGAATATGGAATTTCTTTTCGATTGCCAAAAAGACCCTGTTTTCTCCAACCTTCAAATTTCCAATCAATCAGAGGATTATAATAAAAAGATTCTGCTTTGTTTTGCCAAAAAAGAAATCCCTGATAAGCTTGCTCAAGAATTGCCCGGGATTGAGAATAATTACTGTTAGTCCAGTCTAACAATATCAATTCAAGCGGCAAGCCGATGGGCAGACCCAAAATACGCAAAAACATCTTTACCGATTCGACAAAATTTTTCCCTGGTATGTTATGATCTATTCCCTCAATCTTCTCACCGGGTCTGCCATGAAACATAAGAGCATATTCCAGCTCTTGCAAACGGGCACCGAGTTGTGCTGTCGTATCGGTACCGGATTTATTCGGATCTTCCTTGCTTTGAATAAATGCCTGTGTATCAGCATTTTCCCGGGTAATACTCGCAACAAGCCTGCTCAATAACTGCATACCGATAGCCTCACTATCACAGGCATCGTTAATTCTATGCAGCATGGCAAATGAAGATTGCAAGACCGGCACTCCTCTGGTCGAGCTCGGCCGGTCAGTCGAAGTTATAAATAAAAAATCTTTGGGATCAACTTTTCTCGACTTTTTAGTCGATAAATATCCATTGCTGTCGTAAGGGCTAATCCAGAATCCAGTAGGAGCTCCATAAATGTTTTTCTCTAATCCATTTTTACCCTGATTACCGCCGTTAATCTGCTCTGATTCTATAAGCTGAACCACGCCCTTATTTGTCTTAATCGCCCCAGTATCCCCCGCTAATATCACTTCCCGCACAAACATCTGGGCTGTCTCGGCTCCGCTTAACAGACCCCTGATTTCTGGCCTCTTTTCGAAATTATTCCATAAACTCTCGACCTTTTTATTAAAGCCTGCATTATCAGTTTTGACCTGAAGCCCAAATCCGTTTCCGATAATATAACTGACCGCTCTGTCAATCATGCCTTTGTATATGCCGTTGTTTCTATAAAAATCCCGGCTTTGATTTATTAATTTACCCCTATCGTAACGGATATGCGCATCGCCCGAGCCTGAAGAATACGTCCTGCCTTCCCTTTCTGCAATCGAGGCGGATCGAAAGCCCAGCGCCGTATATCGACCGAAATTACCTTCTATGGTAATTCTCTCTCTATTGACTTCGGCGGCGGGTATTCTGACAATAGGCATTACAAGAGCATCCTTCCCTGAGTAAAGCTTGTTTTGGAGATTGCATTAGTTGAAATGGATAGATAATTCTTAATCTCTCTTTCCTGTTCTTTTAATGATTCGTAATCCATCGACTCGGAATCGCTTGACCACCTTGATGGCCGATTGGCCAAAATGAAACGAATGGCCTCAAGACAATTTTGTGCCTTTGTCGTATCGCCTTCCCAGAGAAGATTGTCATTGTACTGGGCAAGAGCTTCAGATATTGTCGATGAGCTTGTAAGTGACATCTTTTTTCCTGGGGATAAAAAAACGGCAGGTCGATGGGTTGGCACCAACCTGCCGTGTTTTATCCTAAATCAAATTTTTATCGCTCGTCAGCGTCTATGCTTATTAAAATCCATATAAAATGACGAATAAGCAAGAATTTTCTTGGCTCTCTATTAAAAATACTTCCAAATTTGGAAGTTTTATACCAATTTGCCATCGACTGTATAATTTTTTCGACAAATTGCTCTTTGGCATTGCCTATATTGCCGGCCTAATTTATTATTTGTATGACGGCAAATCGTATCAGTTGAGCCGCATCGCGGACACCTGCTGACAGTAGGGAAAGCCCATTTTTCGATTTTTGAATTTTTTTCTTCCTGCTGATTGATAACTTCTTTTTTTATTTTTGACATTAAAATCCCTTTCTTTTAATATTTTGTTCTTATCGGTTTCGGCTGAACGAATTTGCCCTTTGATTTTTCTTCTTTTTTTAATTGCTCATTGGCTTTGACGTAATCAACATCCCGCAGTGAAAATACACCTGCAATCTCAGCCGCCAAATCACAATAGACATTCGCATCCCAAATATGATTGTCCCTAAAGCTCGGCTTTTTCTGCCACACCACAATCTCATGCCTTCCCCGGCTTGCCTTAACGAACTGAATCTCCGATGCAAGCTGCCGGCCAATCGCATCCGGCAAGTCCGCTGGTAAATGCAGATAGCCGGGTCCGGGCGCCTTATCTTTGTCGTAAAGCACCTGCCATAATCTGTCCTTGCCCATATCGACGTTCAAATCGAATCTCCGCAACGCCTTTCCCACCACCGGCCTGACTTTATAAAGTGACCCGTGCATCCGATCCCTTCCATATCCCATTACCGGCATTACCGCCCCTTCGGGAAACCGCAGGCAAAAATCATAAACGACCGTCGATTCCTCATCACGTTCGACCCTCTGGTACCGGCAGTCCACCGCCGCCCTGCTCGTATAGTACTTAACTCTCTCATCAACAGCCGATATCCAGGGCGCACGCAGATAATTTTCCACAATATCCCAATTCTCCGCTTTTCCCGTATGCCCCGTCTCCAGCCGGCCCGCCCACAGAAGCCATTGCTCGTTTCGAAAGCCGTATCCCTTGCTCGCAATCCATACGCAGTCAGGCTGAACATCTATACCGTGACAAATCATCTGCACTCTGGAAGGCACCAATCGCTCGGCCATCGAATAATCGCTTTTATGTGTCGCTAAGTGCGTCAGCGAGGTCTCCCGCTCCCGCTGCTCCCAGGCCCGGGCGTTCTGGTTGTTCCAGAAGTTCCTGAACGGCATAATATTGCCCGCCTTGCGATGCCTGTCGGCTATTACCCAGTCGGCAGCAAGTTGGTCCACCGTAGTAAACATGGGATCAACCAGAACCGAAGGCACTCGCAGCGCCTTATGCGTCGAATCGTCGTAATCACCTACAATCTCGCCATCTTTGTCTATCGAGCAATCCTGCGGGCAGGCCCGGCAGCCGGAAACCGCCGCCTTGCGCTCCAACTCAGACCATTTAGTCCCACAATTCGGGCAGACATAATGTGCGTGACGCCTGCCGCCCTGTGTATATTTGCGAGGGTCCAGAAAATTGCCATCCCTGTCCTTATCAAGCTTGACATTCTCGAACGCCGCCTCGTGAAAGACCCCGCAGTCCGGGCATTGAATATGAATCGACCATTTCTGGCAGGCCTCGAAGTTGATATCAGCTAAATCGCCCTTGTTCTTCGGGCTGGTAACGTAAAACTGCTTGCTGACCGACCAGTATGTCCTCGGCCTGTTCGATAGCTTGCTTATAGGGTCCGTATCCTCGCTCAAATCCTGCGTCCATTCGCACACCTCATCACCCCCCACGTACCGGCAGGGATCGTCTGATAGCGTAATAGGACTGGTAGGCCAGCCCAAAAACAACTGCATATTATCCAAATCCGTCGGCTCTCCTATAAGAAGATTGCGAATATCACCGCCCAAATGCCTTAAAATCCGAGGGCTGTTCTCGAAAGCCGGCTTTAACCGCTTGATACGCTTCTTTATAACCTTCTCATCAGGCAATACTATCTTCATCGGCCCGGGATCTACATCGATTACGTAGCCTATCCAGCCGCCGAATATAGTGCTCTTGCCCGACTGCGTGCAGGCATAGACCCAGATCACCCTCGTCGTCAAATCGCAAAGCCAGTCGATAACAATCCGCCAGAAAGGTGTTATCGTCAGCTGCCACGGACCCTTGATGCGCGATGATTTCTCCGGCAGGATATAGTACATCTGCATCCAGTCCAATAAATGCTGCTTGTGCCTCGGCGCCAGTATCTCCAGCTCCTCCTCGAAGTAAGGCAG